GCTCAAGACCCACGCGCCAGTGACGCCAGTGCTCTTGATGTCCACTCCCTCGGGAGCCGATGCGCCACCTGCGCCCTCGATGCCGAAGCTATGCCGGTCGCTAAGGTTCAGCGCAAACGATGTGGAGCTTTGATCGACCGCGACGGTTAGCTCGTAATACGTCGTGCGATCTTGAACAGCGCTTACCGTGTACGTTCGATCTTCCCCGCCGACCCGCAGATAGAGGAATGAGCTACTCGAAAGCGAAGCCCAAAGCGTGCTGACATCGAGCCCAGTCTTGGAGCTGTAGTGTACGTCGATCCGTGTATTGCCGGCGTTGGTCTGCCAGTTACCCGATCCGGGATCGGACGTAACCGCTTCCGTGACGCTTGCGAGATCAAATTCTCCGACGCCGGGGTTGTCAATGGTGAGTTGGATAGTCATTCGGTGTTCTTAACTTGTTACAGTTTTAGTAGCGGGTTGCTCTAGCCCTTTGCGGATTTCTTCTTTGCTGGGCTTCGGGATACGATCGTCGACTCGGAACGGTCCGCTATGGAATCGGTTCAATACTGATTTCTTCAATGACGAATCCGTATTTGTCGCCGAGCGCGTTGAGTTCTTTCTTGGCATGCTTGATATATCCTTCTTCCCACTTGCGTTCGAACGTGTCGGCGAACTTCACATTTTTGGACTTCGCAAACTCAAAAGCCTTCTTTCGAATACGTTCGTCCGCTTCCTTCACGTCAAACTGCTCGAAGTCAAAGGTCTTGTTGGAACTATAGTTCTTGGAACGACTGTTCAACTGACTCCACTTCTTGCGATTGGTTACGCGAAGCCGTGAACCCTTTCCAGAAGCGCTAACGGCACGCAGCTCGCCAACTTGCAAGCGTCCAGCTAGCTTTATATCGTCTGGGCTCACCCAGAAGTTCTTGTTTGTGTGGTTATGCGTAAAGACTTCGATCTTGCTTCGGCGCATGCCCGCCATCTCGGCTTTCGAAAAATTGATTCCGTCTCGCACGCCTGCTTTTCTGATTACCGGACGTCCCTTTGCGTCCCATCCCATTGCATTCTCCACGTGCGTTCGATGAATAGCGCGCTCCGCTTTCACACGGCTCATATTCTGTTTGAGCGGTCCGTTGTAAACGCGATCTTGGGATTCGAACGGCGCGTCTGACACTGGTTGCGTTTGCGGCGTCGTCTGCGCTGCTCTCGCTCTAACCGGCTTCTTGAATTTTGCCTGCGCCTTGCGTACAGGGCGCGGTACACCGTTCTTGCCAAGCACGGCTGAAGGTTTGCTGTCGAACATGCGGGCGCGTGTCTTGCCGAGTATGCCTTCGCGTTTCGTCTTAGACTGCTTCCGAAGCCAGTCAGCGCTCGACTCCTTCTTTCCGCTGAGCCAAGGCTTCGGCGGCTCTGCTGTCCCTTTGCGCTTTGCAAGCTCGCGCTTGAAATGGCCGGCGTCCATGATCGCAGTCTGATAGCAGAGATCATTCGGATGCGGCGTCGCAGGGACTTGATCTTTCGGATAGCCGCCTGGGCCGAAGCCGTGAATGTCTTGTCCCGCTAGTATGTCGCATTCGTCAAGCTTCGGGTGGCCGGAAGACAAGTTCCACTTGTAGCCTTTGACGAACGGTTGCTTCTTGGTGCTCTGAACGTAGGAGTCTCGGTACGCTTCGACAGTCTCGGAACGGGAAATCATCTTAGCGCGTTGCGCGCCTTGCTTGCCGAGAATCCTGTTCACCGAATCGCTGATCTGTCCACTCTGCGTAGTTGGCAGATCACGTAACAGCTCCGACGCCGCTGCGTTCACCCGTATCGTTTCCCCGCCTCGCGTTTTCTTTGCGAATGATTCGACTAGCTCGCGGTAGCGGTTGCGCTGTCCGGGCGTTGTGCCGATTCGGCGCGCCGCTTGACGAAGCCGGTCAAGCTCACTCGCAAGACGGGCATCGGTGATCTTGCGAGCCGCCTCAGCACGCCTAGCGATCGTTTGCATGGTCTTGGTTACGCGCTTGGTCTCGGTCAAGCTTTGACTCAGCTTACGAGCTACCGCTTCGTTTGCTTGACGTACACGCGTTGACAGTTTCACCTTGCCGATGCTCGTCTTACCGGCGATGCGGGCTTTGGCGAGCTTGGACAGCGCGGTCTCTGATTTGAGCGCAGCTTGCTCCGCACCGAACAGTGCTCTGGAACTTGCACTCGCTGCGCGGTCAGCTTGTTTCACCGCGTCTTCAATGAGTCCCTCGACACCGGGAGTCAGTTCCTTGTTCAGCGATTGCACCGCTTCCCGAATCTTCGTCGTGTGCGCGCCGCCTCGTTCCAGTTGCGAAGAAAGTGCCCGTGCCTTCTGTTCGTACAACCGTTCCAGCGTTCGCTCGCGCCCTGCTACGTCGCGTAGTAAAGCGTCGCGGCGCTGAAGAAGGATGCGAGAGTTTTCATCGTTGAGCTGGCTCTGCCCCACCTAGCTCCTCGTCTTCCTCTGTCGGCGGAGGTGGCTGTTGCTCGCGCTCGGTGAGGGCGCGGTTGATCTCTTCTTGCATTTGTTGTTCGCGCCCTTGATCGTCAGAAACTTCGGCAAGCTCTTCCTCGACCGCAGTCGCGTCCTCGTCGCTCATGTTCGGAATGAGTTGCTTGATCACGCGCTCGCGCAATAGACGTTCGGCAGTTGCGCCGACAGTGAGGCCGGTGATTGCGTCCATCGCCAACTGTAGCTCTTCCTGTAGATCGTCGATGTCGAATGACTGAGGTGCGGTGATGCGTTCTTGCTCTGCCTCTTCCTCGCTTACACCGGAAGCAATCGCAACAAGGAAATCAATGTGTTCCTCGAACCGTGCGATCGATTGCGCGAATATTGCCAGCGCTGCGTTCGTCTGAGCAAACTCAAACTTGCGCGCTACACCGGACACTGCCTGTCGCGTAGCACCGGGCCTCGTAAACTCGACGCGTGCCATTCGGTACAGCTCTTGGATGATCGTTTCGATTCGCGTTTCGTATGCCTGCGCTACAGTGCCGGGCGGTGCCATGTAGTAGTGCTGGTTAGACGAGTTGGGATCGAGATACAAAAGGTTGTCAGTGCCGACCGTGACCTCGCCCTCCTCTTCGTTCTCGTCCGCTGCAAGTACCAAGACTGCGAATACCTGAGAGCGCAAATGCTCGTCCAGCTCAGAGTGGCAGTTGAACAGGCGCTTGGCTTCAGTAGTCTCCTGTCCGTGCATCGGCAGCCCCTTCACCGGATCGTCAAGAGCTGCTTTGTGCGTAAGGATTGCGATCGGCACCTCGCCGAACGAATGCGCTACCCCCCCAGGCGGTGTCGTCGCGAACGCGGTGCGACTTCCGGTGTGTGAGTCTTTCGTCACCTCGTACTGTTCAAAGCGATCAATGAACCAGATCGTGTACCGCGTCACCGCCATCGTTGACCCGAATGGGTCCGGCTGCTCTATGTGATCGGTTCGTATCTTTGCCCAATCGAACTGTCCGGTGGGTCCGATCTGATAGTCGGTGAGATTTGCAGGAAACAGCGGCACGACTGTGGGGCGCAGACCAAGCTCGTCTGCGTTTGCACGCGTGAGATCGCGTGGGTCTCCGTTCTCGTCAACGGGTGCAGGCGGCATATCAACGATGACAGGAACCCAACCCACCGTTGCAGCCCGTAACGCAATCTCTGGGAGAATCTCGTCCCACGTTGTGCCCATGCCATCAATGTCCTCTCTCCACTCCTCGACAGCCGGTGGTCGATCGGTGACGGTCATCGGCTTGCGGAGCACGAAGGAGAGCTTGAGGTCGGTGAGCGCTTGAATGTAGTTTGGGTAATGAGCGATGTCGATTCGGGCGTTGAACTTTGGACTGTCCTCGCGAGGAAAGCGATCGAGATAAGTGAGTCGGTTCACTTTCGATGAGCGCCTGCTGCCGACGTCTATTCCAGAATATATCTCCGCTGCCGCGCCCCAGAATCCTGCTTCCGGTTGCGTGACCGCTCCGGAGAAACCGCCGCCGCCTGAGTATCCATCAATCAACAACCGATGCCACGCCTGTTCGACCTCATAGTCGGCTCGCGTTCGTTCCAAGCTTTCGAGTAGCGCGGTCGTCATAAGCCTACAACACGTCCAGAGCGAATGACTCGCGGTCTAGCATTGATCACACCGAACGCGCCGCTCACCGCGTCGATTTGATCGAGGTGCGGTCCCATAGGGAATGAAGTTGCCTCGTCGATGAAGGCGTTTATCCATAAGCCTTCAACGAGTTTCAGATTTCCTTGTTCGGCTGCAGACGCAACGGGCGCAGCTCGTTCAGACTTGTTTCCTGTCGGGCGACTGCCGCGAAACGTGCGACCGTGCATGATGTTTCTAGCGTAGTGGCTGATCACGTCTACACCGGCGCTTCCCGGTTCCTGCTCCATGTACACGTGAACAAACGAACCGTCAGCATCGGAGACCGCCCGTATGCGTCTCTCGTTTCCTTCCGGTGATTCTCTGAACCGTTGAATGTCTTTCACGTACCAAATTCCTTTTTGCATCGCGACCAATGCGCCGACAGTCCAGTCGGGGTCTGTTCCTTCTCTCGGAACTGTTGCGGCGCGATCCCAGAATCGAATCCACCGGAGTTTTATGAGCAGCGAATCGGAGTCGAGAATGTTTCCGTCGAACCACTCGCGCTTGAACATGCCGCCCTCCGGCAGCATCTCCCAATCACCGTTGAGCAACCGCGCTCGGGTGAGCGGGTCAAGCTCCATCAGGCTTTGAATGTATTTCACACGGTCAAGGCTCGGGTTGTCTTCGAGCATGGCAGGGATGAACTTTGTCTTTGCGGTTTCGCCGGGATCGATCCAGCGGCGCTTCACCCATTCGTGTCCGATGCCTCCAGGGTTACCGCTGCCCCGAAACCGAAGCGGCACGTCTAGCTCGACGTCCTTGCGCAAACGAGAGAACAGGTACCGAACCAGTCCTTCGCTGAATTGCGTGATCTCGTCCACGCCGATGTACTGCCATGCGCCACCCTGATAGCGATCTAGATGGCGCGGGTGATCGAGATACCCGAATGACAGCGTAGCGCCTGAAGGAAATGTCCATGTGTGCGTTGACTGATTATAGTGCGCTCTGCCGGCCAGCCATTCGCGTGACATCGGAATCAGACCGCCTGCCATTGTCAAATGTGAATAGTGCCGACGAAGGAGGAGCGCCGCGTATCCCGGCACGTGTACATACTTCAAAGCACTGGCGAGTTGAGCTACCGACTTGCCGCCGCCAGCCGCACCGCCGTATAGAATCTCCCAACGATCGTCGTCGTAAAACTCCTGTTGCTTCGGATGCAAGCGAATAGGAATGTACGAGACCTGCTCAGTTGAGTGTCTTCGGCGCTTCTCCGCTACCCATCGGGTCCACAACTCCGTGGATATCGCTGAGGGCATCTAGCATTTCCTCTCCGGCTCCGGCGCTCACCTTGTCGAGGATTTGATCCATGATCTTCTGCAGCTCGCCCTGCACCACGAGAATGAGTTTCTGGTTGTCGCCGTATTCGTCCGGTCGCTTTTTACTGAGCATCCAGCTCGCGGCGCGCCAGTCCCGTCGGTTCAACGCCGCGTGGACAACGCTGCCTTCCAGTAATGAGATCACATGGCTTTCCGCTTCGACCATCTGAACCACAAACTCCGCGTGTACTGTCTCCGTCGCCCCGTCCTTGATGTCTCGCTCGCCTCGACGAAACCATAAGCGCACCGCTTCCGGCGACACACCGCATAGCTGTGCAGCCCGTTCGCGAGATGTCCCCATGCGAAGGGACGTTTCCATTTTCGCTCTTAGTTCCTCG